TTCCAATAACCAAAGGTAGTACCTCCGGTTATAGGTGGATTCAATGTCCAGTTATTAAATGAGCCAGAACCTTTAGTGATATTAACAAGCAAATTATTTGTTGCTGGTGTGTCTGGTGACGCCATAGCAGAGCCTGTTGTATTGTTTATCGCAGAACCTGCCATTAATATAGTTTGAAGATTTGTTCCAGGGGGTGTACACCAAACAGCTTCAGTTATAGAAGAAGATTGAAATATATTTCCTGTAAAGTTCCAAGCAGAATTTGTTCCTTGAACTCTTGAAGTTCCATCTGCATAAGAGCCAGTTGTTCCTAACGAATAAACAGCGTCTAAAGCAGATGCAACAGATGCAGAAATAAATGATTTGGAGCCTACATATCTCCATTCAACGTGCGGTAAACTCATTATGTACGACTCCCTGATGATGGTATCATTATGTATAACTCCCTGATGCTGATAATTGTATAAAATTTAATATTTCAATGCTAGAATTTGGAAATGGGGCAACATAATCATAGTCTGTATTCTTGGTAGAAGTAATATCAATTCCATTTCCGACAGTTGACGTGGCAGTTCTTAACACCCAAACTCCACCAATTAATACTAATTCTGTTGCCATTTTTTATCTCGATGCCACAATGAAAAATTGATTTGAACCATCACTCACAAGTGTAATAGAACCCGAATTGGTTGAGATTAAAACTCCACCAGTAGCTCCATCTATTGTTTGTGAACCAGACGGTCTAATAAGAATATTATTGGTTGCGGCTGCTCCACCAATATCCTTAAAAATCATAGTTTGTCCTGCTCGATAAGTTGTTGCTGAATTTAGGCTTGCAGTAAGTGGAGAACCTGTCGTGCTCATTCCTACAAAATAAGATGTAGTTGGTACGGCAAAGCTACCGGTATAACTTGCGTATCCTGCTGTGAAAGAGCCAAAAACAACAATGTTTCCGCCTATAGAAGTATTTGAACCAACTTGTAATCGGTTTGATGCTGTAATATTTGACGCTGTTAGTGTGGTAAATAATGCTGTTGAACCAGTTATTGTAGAGCCGGTAATGGTCGTGAATCTCGCAATAGTTCCACTAACTATTTCACCCAATATAGAACCAGTAAGATATAGGGTATTGGTTAAATAATCAAAAGTTAAATTTGATGATGCTGCAAGGGCAGAACCAGAATTATATTGTATTTGTTTATCAGAACCTGCTGGTGTTGCAGTAACAGTAATACCTTGATAAGCAGAAGCAGAAATTGTTCCAGTTACAACTAATGTATTGGTTACTGCATTAAAAGTAAAATTAGATGAACCAGATAATATCTGTGAACCAGAATTAAATTGAACAGAATTGGTTGGGCCATTTGCGACCGCACCTGTTAAAGCACTATTTGCATATACCCAACCAAATCTCGACATTCTATCCTACTCCCACAGAACCTGACCAGTTAGAACCGGCTGGTCCAGAATTGACAAGTAAATTAGAATCAATGTTTGTCAATTCGGCAAACACAGAGGCACTTGTTGGAGTTGCTGTGTTAGACAATAAAAAGATAGAATTTACTTTAACTCTAAACTCTTGCGTTGGAAATGAGGTTGTTGAAGTAGCAGCAGGAATAACAAAGTAGTTTGTTCCCGATACTCCAATCGCTGAAAATCCAACTCTTAATGGAGCGGCAGTATTTATATTTGAAACAAAAATTCTTTGAGTAACCCAAGGAAAACTAACTTGCGTTGGAGTTCCAGAGTTAGCAGGGGCAGCAATACTTGAAGTAGCAAAAGGCATACCAGAAACTTGGTAAGAACCAACATTTGCTACGCCAACATAGTAAGGGTTATTGAAAGACATAAATTAACCTCTCTTTTTATTATAAGTATTATCGTTTTGAGAATTTATCTTTTTTTCTAACTCTCTAACTCTCTTTTTTTCTTTTTTTATTCCTTCAAGTTTTGCTTTACGCTTAACAACAGAAGGTTTTTCATAATAACTTCTTTCTTTTACTTGCTCAATAATTCTTTCTTTTTTAACTTTCTTCATAAATCTTTTGAGCATTCTTTCAAATGGTTCATCTTTTTTTGGTTGAACCTTGATATTAACGTGTGTACTTCTTTTAGACATATAAACCTCTTAATTCGTTTAGTCTTATTTTTAACTTATTTATTTTATTTTCTTGCATTGAACCAGCAGTATCACCACCAAAGAATATTGACTTTGCTTGATCGTGAGACATATCTGGAAGAGTATCAGATACTTCTTTTACTCTTTTCTCTTTAAAGTTTTCTGGATTTAAAAGTTCAGATTCAATCTTACCTTGCTCATCTGCAATTCTTAATATGTCAATTAAATCAAAGTTTTCTGGAAGTTTATTCAAATAACCATTTTCAACACACCAAGATATTATTGATTCTTGTTTATCATTTGTTACTGAAAATCCTTCATCTCTTATAACTTTGTAAAGATTATTTAAATCACTAACAGTAGCTTGTGTAATGTTTTTTGATTGTGTTTCTGGTTTTATTTGATAAGATAAAGCTTTTGATTGTATTGCTTGTAAGACTTCTTTTTCTTCTGGATTATCTATTTCTTCATAGGCATCTTCTGGAAGGGAAGCTAAATATTGGTGAATTGCTTTGCCAGTACTTAAAAATCTTTTTTGTAGTTCTGGATTCTTTTGTAGGGCATTAGAAAATAAGTTGTTTATTTTGCCTTTGAGTTTTTTTACTTGTTCAAAATCTTGTTTTTGCTCGGCAACTTCAAGTTGTTTTTCAAGTATTTTTTGTGTTGAATAAAGTTCTTTTATTTTTTTAAAATCTTCTTTTTTCAAACCAACTTCAAGTTCTGATAAAACTTTTTCTGTCATACCTGCTTCGTCAAGAACTTGCTGTATGGTTTTCCCACCGTCAGAGTCGTCGGAAGCACCAGCAGTAGATATTCCTTTCTCACCTAACAATAACATAGCAGCAAACAAAGCTGGTTTTACAATTTTGTCGTAAATACCTTCGTTTAATAGCTCACTTTCAACTAAATAAGTTTTTAGTTCTTGGCGTATTATAGAACGAAGTTTTGTTTCTGTTAAAGTTATTTTATTTTCTTCCATCCACCTGTCATCCTTAATAATCCACCAATATCAACACCGGGATCACTTGGATCTGAATCTGATAATGGATCACCAGCCTTTGCTACATTTACTCTTTGTTCTGGGTTTCCAGCAGAAGCAATAGGAGTTGTTCCTTCAAAGATATTTATTCCACCATAAGCATTCTTACTTAAATTTTCTAACATTTTGCGTCTTTCATCGCTAATCTTTTGTTTTTCAACAAGCCTTTCTTTACGCAAATCTTCATTAACAACAGAAGTTTGTTGTTTGGTTTCAACTACAGAACTTCCAGTTTGTTTTATTATTTCTGAAATTACTGTTGATAATTCTTCTTGCATTGCTTCTTTAACAAGCTTTTTGACAAGAGGTTTTAGTAGTTTTGTTAAATCGTTTTGATTCATAAATATTCCAATACACTATAAATAGAAAGCGGCACAATAAATGTGCCGCCTCTATTATGATTTTTTAAAGTTTAAACTATTTTTTAGCTTTGGCTTTAAGTGGACTCATTTTGTGTGAAGGATGTGGTTTAGCACCTAATCCTTTTTTTGTGCCTTTGCCGGCTTTCATTTTTTTGGCTTCGGCAAGTTGTTGTTCTAGATCAGCAATTTGTGCGTCAACTGGATCAACTTCTGTTTCTTCTGCTTCTGCGGTAAGTGCAGCAAGTTCTTCTTTGATTATTTTTACTAATACATCTTTGGTGAGTGTCATTTTTTATTTTCCTTTTTTAAGAATATTGTTTATTAAACTATTGATTTTGGCTTCTCTACCTTCAATCAAAGCCCTTTTATTTTTTTGTTCTTGCATCATAAAAGCACCTTGGGTTGAAGGTTCAGAAACCATATCAAAACATATAAGATTGAAATCGTCTTCTACTATTGTCCCATCTCTACTTTCTCTAATAGAACCTGTTCCTCTAGAAGAAATACCAATTTTTACATTGGCATCAATTAGAGATCTTAATACCTGTCCAGACGGAGTGTTTAGAATTTGGAGCTTACCCATTACGTCTTTTCCGTTCCACCAAACTTCTGTAACCAAATGGGAAACATTACGAAGATTGATGACTGATTGTTCTGGGTGGTCAAGTTCACCTAAAGCTCTTCTTTCTTGAACAAGTCTTTTATAATTATTCATCTCTCTTTCAAGAATAGGATGAGGATAAATTCTTCCATTTCCATTTACAGCATCTGCTCTTTGCATAACGCCAGAAAGAATAAGACCGCCTTCTTTTATAAAGCGTTTGTCGGATTCTGTAAGAATATCATCGCAAACTCCGTTTGGACAAAGTTCAAAGTATTCTCTTAATAGTGTTCTATTAGACATTTGTTTATTCCTTATATGCGGCCCTGCGTCCGCACGGACCTCTTTCCTCTACAACAAAGACGAACGGGTTGGAGTGCCCATTTACGAGTCCAAAATCCTTGTGTTAAAAAAGTAGTCATTGTGTCACCTATTACTATTTTAAATAGTTTATTTATTCTTTATTTTCTTGATTGAGTTTAAGATTTAAACCAAAATCATTGAATAACATACAAAGCGCATAAGTTGTTGCTGATGAGATAAATCCTGCTTGTAATATACCACAGTTTAAATCAAAAAATAAAAGCCAATGAAGTAATCCTACCCAAAATCCAACACACATTGGACATTTGAATAACTCTCCAAAAAATCCTTCTTTTGGTCTTATCTTATTAAAGATTGTTCCATAAACAAGGATTTGTGTAAGACCCCAAGAAGCAAGAATAAAATAAATTAGTTCCATTATTTCTTCTCTTTATCTTTTCCTTCGCCAAGATAAGCGATATTGTAATGCTTGTTGATAGAGTAAGCAGAGGTTCCAATTGAACCTTGTCTTGATTTCTGTGGGATTTCTCCAGCCTCTGTGGAGTTTTCGTCGTCTGGATTCAAAAGATAATCTTCTTGATCTTTCTTTAATCTTTCTTCTTCTGCCCAAGTTGGGGCTTCTTCTCTAAAGTATTTAAATATACAGAAAAGTATAACTTCGATTGGTTCGGGTCCGTCAGGTTGTTTTTCTGGTATAGTAGCTTCCAAAGAAGCATATATATTCCCAGCTTGAACTGTTGAAGCATCAATAGCACCGCGTTTATATAAGTAATCAAAAAATTTGCTTTGTGTATAATAAGCTCTATCATCCATCAATACTTTTGACAAGGCAATAATCTTGTTATTCTTTGGAGAGAGAATAAGATCCATATATGGATGATCTTGGATCAATATATTTCCATCAAGAGTTTTTCTTGCATCAAGTCGAATAACAACATCTGGTTGTTCTGGAAGTCTAATAACAATTTTCATTAGTCTTGGAGTTCCTTAACCAATGATTGAAAATGTAATACACTTTCTACAATCTGTTTATCAACTGGTTTATTTTTAAGTTCATCAATCTTTTCGATTAATTGTTGTTTTTCAACAAAGCTTATTGTATTAGTTTCGTTGACAATCTTCTTGATTCTTCCAATCTCCTCATTGAGATAAACCATAAAGTCTACATCATCTGCATAAGAGAGAATATATTTAGAGAATAATTCTTTTTGTTCTTTCAGTAAAACATCAGAATATTTATCATTAAATTTCTTTATTACTTGTTTATAAATAATATTATCTATTGGACGCATTTCTTCTTTTTCAATTTCATTTTCGCAAAGTATATCAAGAACTTTTTTCTCTAATAAAACTCTATGCTTGATAGAAACGTTGTCATCAAAAAGTTGTGAAATAGTTGCCAAGTGTTTATAATTTCCAAGAAAGTTGGAAAAGATAGACGATTCAAGTTGTTTGTTCATTTTATTAATGACTTGGGTTTGTTGATTAAAAATACTTTGAGGATTTAAAGAACTATAAACTCTTCTTGCTTCTTGTATCATTCTTTGAGCAATATCTGGATCTACACCCTTTGTTTCATAAAGACTTTTATAAACATCAAGTTCTTTGTATAAAACAGAGCTTGAACTAAAATGTTCTTTTAAAATACCAAGAATAATAACTCTTTTATTGTTGTCTTTATTAACAACAGCTTTTGTTAATTCTTTAACGAGAGTTTCGTAAAGAAAAGCTGTATTTCTTTTCTTATTGTACTTAACTTTCATTCTTTCTTGCATTAGTAGATTTCTCCAAGTTCTCGATTAGATTTTTGATTTCTTTATTGGTTCTGAACAATTCTAATTCTTCATTATCGTAATTAGATTGCTGTGATTCGTAAACTCCATTCATTACAGAGGATAAATCTCGTAGACCGGGAAATATTGTGCTTTTTCCTGCTAATGATTCTCCACCTTGGGATCTCATAGCACGTTTTCTAGCACCGCTTGCACGAAAATCTTGTGTGCGTTTATAAAGTTTACCTTTGGCACCGGCAGTTGTATACCAGTCATTTCTACGACCGGGTGCTGGTGGTTCTGCTGCGGCTTCTTCTCCACCAGCCTCACCACCGGGAGAAGCTAATAATACGCTTTCTTCGTCAGGTTCTCCACCAGCTTCTTCTGCATCAACTTCTGGTGTTGTAGTTTCTTCTCCACCTGTTGGCATTCCTAATCCACCCAAACCACCTCCACCTCCTCCACCACCACCTTCTTCTTGTGGAGCACCAATTTGTTCAAGGGAAGTAGCAAACTTCTTATCAAAATACATTTCTCTTTGAATCTTGACGATATGTTCATCGGAAAGACCAAAGATGTTTTGTGAAACCCAACGCTTGGAAAAGTATCCTTCTGTTGCAGCAGAGGCAACATCGAATTTAGTTTTCCAATGTTCAAGCTCTTGAAGTGCTGCAATCTTTGACGGATTATTGAGTGAAAGACCAAATGAGATCAAATCTGTTCCACGAAATCCGAGTGTATAAAGATGAATAATACCAATTTTTTCAAGTTCTGAAACAACTACTCTTTGAAGTCTTTGAATAGTTCTGGCAAAACGAATATCTTTTTGAGCAAGAGTTGCTTTGTCTTCTGATGCCCCATCACCTCTAATGAGATAAGACATAGGAACTTTAAGAGCAGCAAACAGTTTATCTCTTAAATACTTTACGTCTTCAATTGCAGAAGTAAATTGTCCACCGGGAAGACCTTCAATCTTTGTATTGTTCGTTCCACCACGAACTGGAATAAAGTAATCTTCATCAACAGAGGTTGGATTATAACGTAAATCAACACGGCCCGTACTTGAATCAAGAATCTGATTTCTCTTCATTTGGGTCATGACTTTTTGCATGTATTGTTCTACATCTTCTGGTGGAATATTTCCAACGTCAATGTAGAAGATTTTACGTTCTGGGGATCTCGTTACGCGATAAGCCATCATCGCATCTTCAAGAAGGGTAAGTTGTCTCCAGATTCTTCTTGCTGGATCTAGTACAGAAGTTCCATAAGGAGAGTGTTTATCATTTCCAAGAACTCTAAAGTGAGCAACTTGCCAATTTTCGAAAGTTAAACCACCAGAGTTCCATTGAAATTGAACGTAATTAGAGTTTGTTTTATCTTTGCCTTCCATTCTTTCGATTTGATTTGAAGGAAGACTTACACCATTTGTTATACCAATTTTTTCATCAATTTCTAAATAAAGGAAGAAATCTCCATATTTACACATATTTCTTGACCAACTGAATAAGTTTGATTCAAGATTAAGAGTTTTAAAATATAATGTTTCTAATATTGATTTAATTTCTTCGTTTGCACACTTAACTTTTAACATTGGAGTTAGTTCGTTATTTGTGGTCATTTCATCTGCATAAATATCAAGAGCAGATGCTATTTCTGGCATATATTCCATTTGATCAAAATCGATGTATCTATCAGCACGATTTTGTGCTTGCATCGTTTTGGTGGATATATTTTCGTAGGAAAGATATTCTGATTTCTTAAATTCTAAACCTTGTGCAGATTGAAACTTAAACTTATCAAGTTGGGTTCTTCTGTATCTGCTTTGTGTTTGTTGATCATAATTGGTAATAGGACCAGAAAAAAGCTTTGTTAATTGTTTGAACAATAAAGATTCGGAATTTCTGGTATTTTTAGTTTTGTTATTTGCCATATCTATCCTTTAAATATCCACATAAAGTTTTTTTGCACTTCTCTTTGCTGCAAAAGTTGATCTGTTAATCTATTATTTTTTTGATACCCAATCATACCGGGGATGCTAGTATCTAATA